GGTTGGCGGATTGGAAATTTCTCTATTCATACTACTCCCGAAGTTCTTGCTAGATTTTGCTCCGACCACTGTTGCTGATAGGTTCGGTGCTCTATATCCGGGAGTTAACTCAGGATCGCTAAGGTCTATAGTCGGGCCAAAAAGCCGTTCTTGTATTGATCTAAAAAGAGAAAGCTCAAAATCTTTTGAGTTCTTAGCGTTCTCATCGTTTGGCAGCTCAGGATTTAAAGAGGGCAGTTCTCCTTGAGGAAGTCCTTTATTCCATTGTAAGTTAACTTCTTGAAAATTATAAAAGCCATCTTTAGAAACCACAGGAACGTCGTTCCAGTAAACAGATCTAAGGTATCCTAGTTCTGTATCGCAATTACCGGAAGCATCTAGAGCACTATAAGGTTTGTAGGTGCAAGTATGATAGCCTGTGTCCCCTAAATTTCCTTCGAAATAATATTGGCCGCTAACTATTCCATCTATCTCACCTTCGCCTAATAAATCTGCGATATTAACGCGACTTTTAGCCGAGAATAAACCGGTTTCGCCGGTGCGAAAAACTCCCGCTTCGTCTTGAATGGGCGGCCTTGCCGTTCTTTCATCTCTTTTACCCATAATAATTAATCGTAACCATAGCCTTCATCGACTACAAATACCCGTTTGCCGTTTACTATTCTGAATCCGTCTGCATCTTCATGTCCTTCCAGTCCTTCTTCTGAAAAGTTTATATAATCGTCCCCGTCAGAAGTTAGCACAGACTTTTTGCCGCCAACCGTAGGATTTCCAGCTGGTCCACATCCATCTAGCAAAGTTTTATCACTGACAATCTTAGCCCTACGTCGCATTTCTTCATCTCCCTTAATTCCATCGCGAAAATCATTTCCATAATCCAAACCATAGCCCTCAAAGCCCCAATATTTAGGATATGGGGTAAATGTAAGTTTGTCAGCCTGCAGGTTCATAAAGTTACCATTTAATTCATCTACAGTTTCTATAGTGGATTGAATCACTTGACTGCCTACTAGTAATTGACCGTATCCTATAAATACTGGACCGCCTTCTTTGATGACGTTCGCTGGCCCAGAAAAAAGATAAGATGGTCTGCCGCCGCCTTCTATCTGTCTAAAGTCATCAAACTCAGGCATAGGCGTAAGAAGATTTGCTATTCCTGCCGCCATGAGCCCGACGCCTGCCATTATTAGAGAAGGTCCAAGGTAAGGAAAAGCCACGCCAAGAAAAGACCCCATTACAAGAAGACCGGCTACAATTAAAACAGCTCCTATAATAGTTTCGAATAATCCTCCATCTCCTCCCGCTCCTTCGACTACTGGGATAATATCTATAGTTTCTATTTCTCTTTTCATTGCAAGCTCAGAAGTTTCTAAGCCTTCAAATTTATTTATATTTTTTTCATTTTCGTGAACAAAATCCTTACCATTGATTAAAACTCTGTATTTTATATTTTTTTTATCATTCTCCATTAGTTTTTTACAGAGTATTTTGCACTGGTTCTCTACAGCGTTTATAGCTTCTCCTACAGATTGCACAGCCAGCTTCCAAGTATCTCTTCCGATACTTTTACCTAGGTCCCCATGAAATTTAACTGTAGCTAAAGAATCGTTCATTTTTTAAATCTATACACTTTTGTTAAACTATTATAGTATTCTTCTATGCTATCACTCTTTGGTTTTTTACCAATAGGGTGATGCAAAAACATGCCGTTAGAAGTATAAATGCCGAAATGGTCTATATTGTTTTTAAGAGAAAAGCACAAAATATCACAATTCTCCAAGTCTTGAATAGACAAAAGATTAACTTGCGCCCAAGCATCTTTATTTAAGTCAAAAGTTTTCGAGACGATATTTAAATTTTTATTAACCCATTTAGAGTCTCTGCTATTAAGCTCTTCTGGCAGTATTAAATCGTATCCTTTTTCTTTCTTTATATATTTTTGGACGAGAGAAATACAATCTGATTTACCCCACTCAAAATCTATTTCTAAGACTTCTTCTTTATTTTTCTGATAGTCAAATAATTTAAAAGTATTCGAATATATATCATACAATACAAAATTAATTTTATGTTTTAAACTGTCCTCCTTGTCTTTTATAGAAAAGTCAGGGTTTCCATTGGAATGAGAATGATATATAGCTTGCACGTCACCTAATAACGAGGCTTTATAATAATCTACAGTGTCTACAGCGAAAGATCTTTTCTTATCGGTCGATGTATTTTTAGCTCTGCAAGCTTTAGTAATTCCGTCAGACTCAAAAATCAATCCGCAGCACTCATTAGGATTTTCCTCCAGAGCGTGTTTCTTTATATGATTTTTAATATATTTGTTAATCATCTTGCGGACTGTTCAAGTTTAGTAGCATTTGGAAATCCTCCAAATTGCAGTTGGCCTTTTACAAAATCTTCAGTTTCACCAATAACTACGCCTCCTTGCAGCCCCCATCTTTTTCTGCATCCCTCTAAAGTTTTAGAGCACATGTCAGAAATCCAGTAGTCAGGATTCGGTGGGTTATATTTTGTTTCCGTAGAACCAGAAGGCACGGGCGCTTTGCATACAAAATAATATTTTATATTATCTTTTATTTTAAAAACATAGTCACCGGGGTTGTAACTTTTTTCAGGCTTCCATTCTCCTTGAGCGTTTAAAGGGTTGTTTAATAGTTCTGTAATGCTGTCATTTTTAATAGTGGCGACAGGAGGGGCGTCTTCAGGTAGCCTAAGCTCTGAATCTCTTATTTGACACTTAGCTAAAAGTTCGCTTGTGGTGCCCGGCCCCGGTAATGGCTGATCTGGCTCATTGGGGTCACTCTTAGGCATGATATTTGGAGTTAACTCATTAAATCTTAATTTTTCAGGTTTTGCTGACTCGTAAAAGCACCCGCACCCTCTATAAGCAAATCCACACTTTCTAGACTGAACTGTTCTTCTGGGCAGCTTGACTCCTTCGACATCTAAGGAGGAACTTAACTCATAGACTATAGCAGTTTTTGACTCAGAAGCTTTTCTTTCGATAAAGAATACATCTCTTGGGAGTTCAGCATAGGGATCAGGCTCGTATCCTTCGGGAAAAGCAGAAAGATAACTTCCGTCGGTGCCGTCATATTTGGCAATATCTGCAAAATTATTTTTATCTAAAAACTTTGCATAAGTTCTAATTCTAGTTACTTTCGCTCCAACTATATCTCCATATTTTCTTATAGACCTTCTGATAAGGGAGAGGATTTCTGTTTCTTGGTCGCTTTGTGACGACATGCTTAGCCTAGGCGTGGGTAATATTCCTCTAGAACTTATTTCATATCCTTCTGCTTGAATAGGAGCGGGGAAAAAAGTTTTTCCTTGCCAAAATATATAAGAATCAAATACTCTGATATTGTTATGGAATCTTAAAATATTATCTTTTGAGTCTTCAAAGTTCGGTAAAACAGGATTAACTTCTGCGTAATCTTTTATTAAACTAGAACTAATAGAGCCTACCACAGAAGAAAGGTCTATCTCAAAAAAAGACAAGAGAGTAGAAGGGTCTAGATTTCCAAGTTCTCTAGAAAGAGATTTTATAGAAGACTTAGCTTGGTCTTTTGGTATTTGAGTATAGTCACTAGGCATTAATTATTAACTTCTTCAAATTCTGCGGTTATTGTATAGTTGTTATAAAAAACAAATTCGCTCGTCCAGCTCTTACAAACAAAAATCTTTGTATATCCCCCGTTTTGCAAATCGTTATGAGGCTCTGGAATGTTTTCAAAAACAAAAGACTCAACACCGTCTCGGGCTTGTAAAAAATGATTTATAGCTTTAGCTTCTTTCGTATCCCTATGCTCGAACTTCAAAGAAAATTTTAGCAGGTTATTGTAGATCCCGTCTTTAAATCTTTGTTGATAGCCATTTCCAAAAGTTATTGTATTCGTTCTTGGTTCGTGCTGTACAGAAAAGTTATAAGAGGGAGACCAGATAAATTTTGCTTTAGCCGCTCCGTTTCTGGTGGTTATACCTCCCCAAAAAGCAGAATCAGAGACTGGAGTGTTTCCTTGGTTGCTATTTGATGTACTGTAGTAGTATTTGACTGATTTAGGGACACTGAATGTTGAAAAACGTTCGAAAACAGCAACGACTTCGTCTTTATTATACGTTATATCGTTTTTATACTCCGTGATGTTATAAATGCTATTTTCGTCAGCCATTTTTCCTTATACCTCTCAAAATATTACACTAAAAAAGTGTAAATAATGTAAATGTTATCACGCATAAGGAGAGAGGAGCAAAAGTTAGCGGTAAACGGCACTGGAGTCAATGGGGTCCAGAGTTTGAATTTCGGCTACGAAAGCACTGCTCAGCCCATCTCCACCTTAGGGCATAAAAACATGATCTATGCGCCATCATCACCTCAAACAGCGTCTATTTCAGCAGAAAGTCTTTTGGTATACGATGATTTCTTTTTGGAGTTTACTGGAGCGATACCTTTTAGCGGCCAAATAGATTATAAAAATAAAAAAGTTCAATTTACAGAAGCTTATCTAAGCTCGTACTCATCTTCTTGTTCAATAGGAGAAATTCCAACTTTAGGCATGCAAGCAGAAGTTTACGGTGAACTTGGAACAGGAGAATTTTTTACCCCTTCTAGCTCTTCTCCTCATGATACGACGATACAAACCGCAGGATATAACTCTATAAACATAGATTTAGATGAATTTAATACAAATAGAGTAATAAGTTATTCTTTAGATATACAAACACCAAGAACTCCTATCTACGATTTCGCTGGCAGAACTCCTGCTGAAGTAGTTTCTGATTCCCCGTTAGACGTCACTCTTCAATTTAACATACAGCCCGATGATTACGAAATAAAAAATATGAGATTCGTGCCAGAAGAAACCGTGTTTAGAGATGTAAGCTTAACTATAAACGAAAATAGTAAAAATAATAGCATGCAAAGTTTTTCTTTTAATAACATGCTATTAGTATCAGAGCAATATCAAATAAATACAGAATCAACAGCAAGCATAGCTTTTACTTTGAAAGGAACTATTTTTCGGTAATATGGCTACTATAAGATACGATCAAGTTCCGCTTACGATACATTATAATGATCGCAGTGAAACTATACTGGCCTATAACTGTGCTTTAAGTGAAGCGGCTGATTTAAGACCAATAAAAGGTGTAGGGTTTAAAGGAGTATTAGAACAAACTCCTCAAGGAGCCAGAACAGCTAGTATATCTTTTTCTTATACGCCCGTGTTAACAGGTATAGTAGATACATTTCTAGAAACCACGGGCAGTTTTAATATTATAAATGAGTTGGCCAGCGGATTAAAAACTTCCAAGCAATCTATTGCTTCTGGAGTAGATATAGTATTTGGGGGTATTAGCGGGGAAGGGTTATTGTCATCATATTCTCTATCTTTAACCCCTTATTCTCCTGTTCAATGCGATGTAAATTTTGAGCTTTTCGGCTCTGGAGAAAATATACCTGTAAGTGGCAGCTTGACTGCAACCGAAGGAGACAAGAAGGAACAATCGTTAGCCGGAACAGTAGGCCATTCCGCTTACTCCTCTTTTATGACGTCGGGTTCTCCTGCGACTATTACTAGCGAAGATCAAACAGGTATAGTACAGTCTGTAGACTATTCTTTAAATTTCCAATACGAGCCTGTGTATAAACTAGGCAAAGAGTTTCCTTTTTCTTTTTTATATCATTCAGCAGAAGAAGAAGCGTCTATTACAGAAAATGTTTATCAAGCTAGTGGAATAGCTTTCACAGGAAAAAATGAGAATTTCCATTTAAATATAAAAGCTTTAGACGGGAGCACTGCTATGCAGCTAAAAATGGATGAACCAGTGTTGAGTAATACTCAAGTTTCGGTTGATGCCGGAGGACTCGTAAACGCTACTAAACAGATAAGGAGTGTATATTAATGATTTTTTCATCTAAAAATACAAAACTTAGTTTAAATGACCTGAATATAATTGCAGATCAATGCTCTTTAGATATTCAAGCTTCTATAGACCCAAGGTACGATGCAGGACAAAGACACTCTAGGAATTATTTTGCCAACGCAGGAATAGGGTCGACTTTAACATTTAGTCACTACTTGACAGGAAACTTAGATAATATAAAAGCTTTTATTACTACTCAAGGAGAAAAAATAGCAGGGAATAGAAGCAATGAAGGCGTGCCTGTTTCAGGTAGTTTTGGCGGAATGGTTTTTAAAAGCGGGTATTTGCGATCTTATGATATAAATTTTCAACCAAACCAACCAGTAGTCGCTAATTCTACGATTGTTTTTTTTGATGACCTAAGCGGAGACTTTGTTCAAACAGAAGAACTAGTTCCTAAAGAGAAGGTGTTGAACTGTAAAAATATTGAAGTTCAAAATGCTTCAAGTAGCGATGTAGGCGAAATAAATGATTTTATTAATATGTCGTACAGTTATTCTAGCGAGATTAATCCTGTTTATTCAGCTGGGAAAACTGTTCCTGACAGAATTTATTTTGGCAAAAAAAATGTCTCTATGGGGTTAGAAGTTGATAACCCTACAGGGCATGTTCCTTTTAGCGGCGCTGATTCCAAGTTTACAATAAAGTTATTTAATCATAGTGATGCTAACTCTCAAGAGAGCTTTAGTTGTTTCGGCGCTTTACAAAGTAGGTCAATTAGAACTTCTGTAGATAACAAAGTATCTCATCAACTGAGTATAGTTTCAAACGCTACTGCAGTAGGGACTTTAGTAGCTGCTACGATTACTCCTATAGCGAGGCCCGTGTTTAAAGATGATGATGGAAATGAATCTATTCCAATAAATCAACCAGTAATATAACATGTCTTCATTTTTTCCAAACTCAGGATTTTTATTAAGCGGCACTAATTTGACCGAGGCCAGCCATATACTCTGGGGGCCTACGAGAATAAATAGTGATAGATTAATTTTTGAAGGCACGACGGGAGTCAAAGGAATTGTTCCTGCTTCCGCAGCTTCTCAAGATAAAATTTTTATCATAACAAATGATGGAGAAGCAAAAGAAATATTAGGAACGCAGCCAACTATAGCCTTAGCTTCGGGAGACGCTATTAAAGTAGGTGATTTAGAAAATACTAAAGCGGCAGCGGGAGACATAATAACTGTAACAGGAGAAAACTTTTTTAGAGTAACAAATGTAAATTTTGGGCAAACACAAGCTTCTTTTAAAGTTCGGTCTTCTAGAGAAATAGAAGTCACTGTTCCTGTCGGGGCTGAAGCTACAGGGATTAGCGTGTCTTCTTCAATTAGACCTAGTGCTTCAAATTTCAACAGCGGTATTTCTTCCAACAATTTCGTAGCAGTTCCTCAAATCGTTTCTGTGTCTCCCTCTTTTCAGGTGCCCGGTCAGCCTATAACAGTCAGTGGGAGCAGTTTTGCTAGCGTGACTGGATTGAGATTTCCGAATAGGATTACTGGAGAGGTTATATTTAATTCGTCAGGAAATTCTCTTCAGGCAAATGTTCCCACTGGTAAAACAAGCGGACCTATAGCTTTGCTGCTATCCGACGATACAGCAGTCACAGGAAATGCAGAGCAGGCTTTTGTTTCCCATTTAGCTAATATAGAAAGGATAGTCCCGACGTCTGGAGTAGTAGCAGGGAATTTAATTACCCTAGAGGGCGAAAACTTTTTTGAAGATATATTATATTTTAATTCTGGCACTAATAGAGTGAAAGTGAAGATAGGTGATGTAGATGCAAACGAATTTAAAATCATAAACGATTCTTCAATAAGCGGACAAGTTCCTTCTTCTATAAAAAAGGGAGACCACACAGTTTCATTATACAGTAATAATAATGATATATATCCATCTGGAGTGACTATTAACGTAACAGGAGTTACTCCTTCTGTTTCTGGCGCAGATTTAGGATACGTTTTAACTGGGGAGAGAATAAACATAACAGGGAAAGAGCTTCTGCAAATAAATAAAGTAACTTTAACTAGAAAAGATATAACTGGAGTTTCTGTTGATGTTACGGGAAGCGGTATATTGAAATCAAGTTTTTCTGACAGGCTTGGAATAAATGTTCCCACGGGCCTTCAGTCCGGAGGATTTGAGTCTGGAAGAAACTCGTTTTTTGTAGACGTTTCCGTTAGTGGGCTTTACGGAGCTTCCGCAACTTTAGAAAGTGGCTTCTTTGTTCAAGGGAATCCTTTTATAGAGTCTTTAGAGGGAGGGTTAGGTTATAACAGGCAGCCAAATTCAACAGGTACTTTAACTGGATTAAATTTAATTAAAAACTCTGATATAATTTTTATTGATGCAGATACTGATAAAGTATTGACTAAAACTAAAGCTACTGGCGTTACTGGAAGCGGAAATTATACTACTGAATCATTTTTTAAATTTCCTCCAGAAATTGATTCTACCGGGATTAACATACAAGTTAAGAATTTTGCTGGAACAAGCAACCTACTTCGAAATGTTCCTGTCTGGAAAAGGCCAGTTATAAGCGGATTCTCTCCTTTATCTGGAGCTGAGGAAGATACTATAACAGTTAGTGGATTTTTTAGCGGACTGCACAGCTCTAAAGTCAAAGTATCAAATTTAGCCGTAGACGATTTAACAACTAATGGCACGACCGGAATATCTTTTAAAATTCCAACAGGAGCATTAAGTGATTTTGTTACTATTATATCTAGTGGAGGAAATGTAGAGTCAACAGGTAAGCTTTCTATCTTTCCTAAAAAACCGTTAGTCTCCGGAATCTCTCCCGCTATAGCGTCCGGTTTGACTTATTCTGTGTTGGGGGAAGGAAACAGAGTAGACATTTTTGGAGATAATCTAAACTTAGTAAATAGGGCGATAACTTTTGATTCAAATGGAGGAGAAATAAATCAAGATACTTTTGTCTCAAAAAATGCAAAACAAATATCTTTAAACCTGCCTACTAGAATCGATACTATAATAGATGAAACAGGAACTACTTTAAATACTGTTAACGTATCTAGCGACGTTTCTGGAGTCTTTAAACTAAAAGACAGGTTCGACAGAATAACAACTGGTACAGCCAACTTTAAAATAGTTAAGTTCTCCGGAGTTTCTGACTCGTATCCAGTTTTTAACGAAGAAATAACCTTATCCGGCAAATTCTTTTCTGGTTTAAATGCTTCTTTCCAGAACGAAACAGGCAAGATTGTATCTGGAGAATTCCAAGAGACAATTTCAACTACTGGAGCAGGAGGAAGCCTTCTGAATGAAGAGGGTTTTTCTGTCAAAGTAAAAGTGCCGAGAGGGATAGTGTCTTCTCCTATTTTAATAAGCGGTAATAATAATTCTTCAATTTTAAATACTACTGGTAATATATTTCCGCTTGCTACTATAACAGGAATTAGCGGGAATCATGCAGACGCGAATAAGTTACATGTAGATAGAAAAATAAGAATTAGCGGAATCAATTCTATTGGAAGTTATTCTTCTGGAGACAATGTCATTGGAATTACGGGAGATAACAAAAGCGCGTTCTTCTCTATAAATAGTTATTCTCGGACTACAGGCGAGGACGGCGAGAATCTGTCTGTTTTCGATTTAAATGTAGGCAAGAACTTTTCTGGTAGCGGCCAGTTTTTTATAATGAGTTCTTGGGAAGATTATAATTCTTCTGGATTTAACTTCTCTTCTTCTAAGACTCATGATAACATAAATAAAATAATAGATAGTAATTCCTATAATATAGTTTATCCAGCTCCAGTTATATCTGGGATTTCCACAGGGTCAAAGTTTAACGAAAATACGACAGGGTTTATTAGTGGAGACAACTTAACTTCTGTGACAGGACTTTTCTTGTCTGGAAATAATACCTTGTTTTCAGCTACTGGCTTCGAAGCGGTTTCTAATACTCTGATAAGATTTACTCCTCCTTTTACGAACCTTGCTACAGGCTCAGGAATATTAGTTGTTCAGAGTCCGGACGGACAGGGAACAAGCGAAGCTTCTGGAGGAGCTATAACTATAATTCCAACGATAGGAATATCTTCGTTTCCAAACAGAGCTGGCAGCTCTTTTGGTAAGCCAGAGGCGATAACTGGTGAGTCTTTAGATATGACAGGCTCTGGTTTTCTAGAAACTAATACGGTTGAATTTAATGCGCCGGATAAATCTGTAG